TGTAACTCCTATATTAAAAACCAAAATTACTCTTAGATTACGAAGCCCAAACTGAAGCGGTTGCACCACCCAAGCCTGTAACTTGTATCTTTCCGACTTCACAACCATAACAATCTACTTCGTAAGACGCTGAAATATCAGAAACCGGATAACTATTAGCATCTCCTGAAGCTACCCGCAACCCGATCATTACCAGTACAGTACCGGCATCTACAGTAATAGCGTTTCCTGCGGTGGTATCGAGGTTAATCATTACACAATCTTTAACAACCGGGTAGTTAATAGCCCCTACATCCAAGTCAAGAATAGCATCTGTCCAGTCACCATGAAAAGTACAACCCTCAACTAAAATGTAATCGGCATCGTCCTCAACAAAAAGACAGGAAAGATTGTCACCGCCCAACAGATTTTCAAACTGACAGTTTCTAAGTGTAAAGTAATCAACCTCATCTTCGAGGTTTACACACTTCAGAAGTTCGAGTGTATTAGCTGTCTCGTAGAACCTGCAATTTTCAATCGTTACATATTCAGAGCCGGATTTGACATCTATAGCCTTGGTAACTCCATCTGTTTTAGTCCCTACAAACTGTAGGTTACTCACAGTGACATTATCGGCATTGATTTCAAAAGTCGAAGCAGTAGCACTAAATGAAATTACAGGTCTTTTGCTTCTGACCCCCAGACCAATGATGCTGACATCATCAACATCAAGGTCGATTCCATAAGCACCACTAATTGTTTCGGTATGACCCGGAGCAACCAGAATTATGTCCCCTTGGTCAGCAGTACATAAACCGATAGCATAATCTATCGTTGCCAAGGGTTTTTCAAAAGAGTGTCCGTGTTCCGTATCGTCGGCATCGAGAGCATATGTAGCTCCAGAATCTACAAATAAAATCTGGGCTTCACTTAACAGGGCGACCCCGAGGTTGGACAGGTATGGCATAATAGTCCAGCCATATTTCTTGATTAAATCGCTTACTAAATAAGGATTTGTTGCAGCCATTTCATAACTCCTAAACTAAACTAAAAATTAATGGTTAAAAAAATCCGGGGAAGTCTGAAACACCGACTGAGAAAGGAAGAAAAATGACGACTTCCCCGAATATTCGTCTTATCAAAGAACCTCCGCAGAACTGAAACAATCAGCCTGTGGAGATTTTACCTCGAACCTCGATGCGATGCCAAGAATGTGCAATACAAATTCATCGTGACTCAAGGCTTTTTTCATCTTGTTACAAACGATGCAACAAGAGACTACGTTGTCCAGAGTATAACCTTTGGTGTTATCCAAGCGGTCTATGCCTTGGTAGGTGATTTTATGGCCGTGACATATATGAGTGTTGCTCGGGGAGTCTCCACAATAATAACAATCGAGGTTAATTAATTTCTCTACATCCTCTTTTGTTAATTTGAACTCCATATCTTTTTTGCGAGCAGCTTGGCGATAAGAACTAAAAACACGATTAACCCGAAATTCCGAAGGGGAAATTCGGTTCATCTCCGCTGTTCGTTCTTTATTGTAACAACCACAACTAATAGCATCTCCCGAACGGAGATTGGCCCCCATGATTGTTTTGGTATTACCACAATCACAAAGGCATTCCCACATACTTTCTTTTTCTCCTCGGGAGTCAACCCGATTTCCTGCGTCACTAATGACCAGCAAGCGACCGAATCGTTTCCCAACAAGTTTTAATCTGTTGTGTGCTACCATAATGTCACCCTAATGTCACCAATATAGTGACATTAAACTGTCATAAGTCCTTATAGCATAGTGGCTTCTGTCAGGCCAGTAAGTTTTACTGCTCTGGGGTCAGTAGGGGCAATTAAGTTGTAATACCAGAACGGACTCTCAAGCAAGTCCATCGGAGCACCTGTCGTAGCAGGGTCACGAGCAACCATAAACACACCACTATGACCTCCAAGTGGGGCTAAGAATTCAATCTCTGGCCCCATACTGGCTTCTGTTCCACCAGACCTCGGAGGACTAAATCTCTGAATGTTGTCCCCACCAAACTTCAGGGCATACAGCGTCTTACTCAGACACATTGGACTCATAATCCATTCATAGACTCGTCCACCGAACTCATAAGAAATCTGGGACCAACCACCCTTAAAACTCAAAGCCTTACCCGTACGGTCATAATTCTGCCGATTGTTGTACAAACCAGGCTGTTGTAACCACTTCAACTGAACGCCCTGTGTAGTAATTACAGTATCCAGCGTTTCTCCTGGATAGGCATCCAAATATCCGCCGATATAACCGTTAATTACATCGTCGGTTAGAGGCCCGTTTACAGCCTTAACTTGAGACTTGAATTGTGGATAAGTAGTCAAATCAAGAGCCTGACTCCCGGAAGAACCTCCCATAATGTAACCAGACCCCTTAATCCAGTCATTGAGGCCCCAACTAAGTTGAGGTCTATTAACTACACGACTCGTATGAGCCACACAAATCCAGTCATCCGCTATCGGCTGAGCACTAAAGGCATCGCCACTTCCCGACCAGTCAAAGTCCATCTGTCCACCATCAACAGAATTAATGGCCTTAACAGTTATAGACTTTCCGAGGTAATCAACCCCTGTAACAAGCAGTAGAACATAATCACTATTAGTATGCTCATAATTAAGCACATCCGCACCAGTTGTTGCAGTACCACTTTGAAGCACACCGGCACTATTATCCACCAAGTCAATTTGCATACCCTGACGGAAATTTGCGATACGACCATATTCCTCATTAATAGTAATCTTGAAATATTCCGTAGTACCAACTTCTTCTATCGCCGAAATTCTACCGAGTACTTGATTCACACCAGTAGTGGAACCATCATTACTCTCTGCACTATGAGAGAAGAAACTGGAAGCCTCATAAATAGCTTTCAGTTTCGCAACTGCCTTCATATCCCGAGCCACCTTCTTAATCTGAGCGGCATTAAGCAAATCAGCCTGTTTCCATGCAGCCGGAATACTAAAGTTACCCACAACTTTATGCAGAGTAAGTTCCCGCTTAATATCGCCCATGTGAGGCGACTTCGTGGCATCCGGGAAAATCGACAACCCCGAAGTCAAGGTTGTCGGAGTAATATCTAACATCCTTGTCTGCGTACCAGTAATGGTCTCCATTGTCGGACCGAGCGGATCAGCCGACTCAATCATACCAGCTACACCAGTTTCGTAAAGGTGTATAACCTTATACCCACGACCAAGACCTTCCTGCTTTTTTACTCCCAACGCTGTCCGTTTAATTTTATCGAACACTGGAGCTATAGCAGGACCAGCCTCGGTAATCATCATCGGAAGCTCCTCGCGTACGAGGTTATCTAACGCATCAATAGCCTGTGCCATTGTAATATCCCCTAACTAAATACATTTACGTTAATATGCAGTTAGTTGAGGGCATCAATCAGCGAATCTCTACTTAATTTTTCTGGCAGCATGTACCGCCTTCTGAAGATACCTTGCAACAAGATTCTTCTCTTGGTCATCTTCAACCGAAGAAATTCGCTTGATTGGTTCATCAGCTTGGATTTCAGATGAAAGTCCTGCACCCGGCCCCAGGCCCAAAACAATGGGTTGCTGGTTGGATTTCTTTGGGATACCAAGTTTGATCAACGACGACCGCACCCTCTGTACACTCGCAGTAACCATCTCGGCCCCAAACGGAGTCCCACTCTGTATCTTCTGTAGAACATCCTCAGCTACCATATTTTTAACTTCGGACAACACTTCTTTGCTGTCCTCACCTACTATCATTTTACCAATTATCTCATCCTTGTCAACCGCTTTGTCCGATATTTCTCGAATTTCTTTCCGAGCATCATTAACATGCCGCTGCTGCGAATATTCCAAAATCGCTTTAACCTCCGCAGGAGAAGCCCCAAATTCCTTCTTAAACTGCTCTGAAAAATCATTTGAGCCTTTTTTGTCTGATTTCTGCGGAGGTTCCTCGTTGAGATACTGCATAAACTCAGTGGGGTCGATTTCCAGCAAACCAGCCAATTCCCGCACATCCGCCTCAGACGGGTTATCGTTGGTAGATATTGACTTAACAAGAGTTTCTATCCTTGTTCCCCGCTCTGCCGCTTTTGTAGCCGCAGCAGCTTCATTGAATCGCTTATCTGCCCCGGCAGATTTAGATGCAAGAGTTTTCATTTCCTCTATTGTGAGATTTCGTTCCTCTCCATCTATTTTGACGGCATAGGTTTCTTCTTTCTTTGTCTCCTCTTGTTTTTGTTCTTGTTGGTTTTGTTCCTGGTTCTGCTCTTCAGATTTCGAGTCGGTATTATATTCGGCCATTTTCTGCCCTTTCTAAATAGGAAATTGCTCTTAATAATATATCGGTTCCATTCGTATCTGCTTTAGCGTATCCTAATACACTATTACAAGACTGGCAAAGAACACCTCTAACTTTGTTAGTGAGATGATTATGGTCAATAGACAATAATTTCACGATTCCTTGATATTTCATAGTTTCTGGTTTCCCACAAATATCACATACTCCTCTTTGAGCCATAGAAAATATTTGGATTTCTTCTTTAGTTAGACCATAACGACTTTTAGTTACCATTTTTCTTTCTTTTTCTGGGTTTTTCGTTCTACGATTTTTACTTTCTTCTTTCCGTTTCTCTGGGTGTTTCTTATAATAATCCTTTTTAGCTTGTGTGGTGCAGGTACTACAGCGACTTCTTCGGCCACTCCTCAAACTTCTGTCCCGACAAAAATTCTCTAAAGATTTCTCTTTTAGACATTTTGTGCAGATTTTAGTTTTTATTTTCTTCCTTTCTAAAAATTATATTTGTGGCATTTCTCCTCCCTGCGGAGGTTGAAGTTCAAGTTCTGCCGCTTCTTCCATAGTCGGCATCTCATCTGGGAATACGCCTAATCCAAGATTGTGTTCCTCATAATGTGCTACGAAAGCATCCCGAACAGGTTGAGAGGCGGCATAAAATTCCGGCCTCGCCATAAAAGCATCCAGCACATCCTTGTGTATTAGGTGCATATCCCTTTCTGATACAATAACCTCACCAGGAGTTTCCCCATCCCCAAATAAAGCAAGGTTCTCTAATTTAGCCCGACGATAGTTCTGCCAAGCAACCTCATTGCCAACAGGAGAAGTTAATCCCATCTCTCGAACCTTAAAGCTATATTCATTTAGACTCAAAGTTCCTTCTTTCAAAGCCTCTTTCAACTCCAATTTCTGTTGCTCTTTTGATATTGGAACTTCTGAGGCCACATTAATATTCACTTCATCAGGAGATGGAATCGCATTCTGGGCAAGGCTAATTTCACCTGTTTTCATATCAAAAGCTATACCGGCCAGAGAATCATCAAGATTACTAATACTCACAACTTTCTCGGCAGGCCAAATATCCCGACAAATGCCAAGCATAGCCCTATAAACCCCTGCTAACGCCTCTGCGACATTTTTGGCCGTAGGGGAGAGAGGTATCCCACTCGTCTCATATAACATCCCCAAACCAGATGCAGAATCCACTCGGCCTGGGGCATCCCCCTTCAACATCTCCGAAGGTTGATTCGACACTTTATCCATTAAGGTACTTGCAATCATAGCCGCATCTACCTGAGGTTTTGTCAATCTCGCAGGTTCTATATTAAATGGTTTCAGGTCTGGAGTCGTATAATCTGGTTCGTATGTTACCCTTTTAATCCCGTCCCGTCCCCTATGAGCATCTGGAGGTGTGCCAAGAGAAGCAGGCCACATCTGTATCCCATACAAATCAAAATCAGCAACAGCCTGAAAAAGACTACTAAGCCCGTATTCTGCCTCAGTGTTCAGTGGAATTAGCTGATCAACAAAAGAACGTCCATAAAAACCCCCTACAACAACATCACGAGCAATCTTCACAGGCATGTGATATTTACTTTTAGAGTGGTCATACCGATATAACTGATTCAATTTCTCAAAATCACCTGCGAAAATAAGATATTCTGCCAAATAACCATCCGTTGTCTCAGTCCAAACTTCGACGAGCAATGTCACTGGCATCTGCGTTTTGTCTTTTTTAGTCTGTCTCCCCTTCCACTGAGTCTCAACCTGACTCTGCCCACTTCTAATGTAGAATCCGCCCCCCGAATGTGTAATAGATGCAGCACCTTGAAATTTTGAAGAAATCTCGGAAGGTAAATCAGCAAACGGAATTTTCAACTCCTCCATCCCCTTCCACACTTTCGACTTCTTACTTGGGGTTATTGAAAGCCCCTTCACATATTCAGTAGGGACCCACCTTACTCTCATCAGTCCCCTTACATCCGAAGGTGAGGCTACATCTATTGGTATTGGAACCAACTCCCAAGGATTAATAACCTCAATCCCAATACTATCTACACCTTCAACCCACAGTCCAAAACCAATCGTCCCATACTGTAACAAAGGCGGGAAGGCATTCAAAGCCAACTTAGATACCTTCTCTTGCGGGAAAGCCGCATCCAAAACCACCTGTGCCGTACTTGCTTTCCTCAAGCCATCCAGACTAACTCCACGTCTTGATACAGCCGGAGCCAGATTTATAGTTAACAACCTACCAAGCTGTGCCTGATATTTAGCTAATATATCCTCATATCTAAACTTCAATGTACCCGAAGCATCCAGATAGGAGGCATTTAATGTACCCTGACTATAATTTATATTCGAGAAATTCCGAAGTCCTCGCATATAATAATAGTTAATCCACCAGTTAATCGACTGGGGATTCATCTTACCTTTACCAGTCGAGACTAAAAACTGAAAAATCTGCTCAACTTGTTGCTTATTTTCCTTCGTATTCTCGGGCAATTCAAATTTGAATCCCATTAGTGAACTCCAGCCTTTATAGTATAATTAGTATTTCCACCCTCATCTTCCTTTTTCTTCTCTCCGCCTACCCCCCTAAGTTTTCCCTGCGGAGGTTTATCCGATGTAATCAACGCCCTCAACGCTTCAGGCTTTGGTTCTTTCCCTGCCAGAAAAATAAGAAGTTGTTTATTAACATCTGCCAGTCGATTTGTGACCCGAAGTAACACCATTAACAAAATGCACGAGAAAATCCCAAACATTCCAGTCAACAATAATGCCCAAAGAGCTAAAATGTCCATAGAATCCTTCCTTTCATCTTCATACTATTTATTCTATCACAAACTCAATTCTTGTCAACCTTTTTGACAAAAAAATCAGTTCCCCACCTAAAACCAGCATTGGTCAAATCATCTCGGAGAGCCAACATATCTCCCACCGTGAACTCCTTTCCCCCCCGTAACCAAGCCCCCAAAAGATCATTATAACGAGCATGACACTCATCGGCTACTTTCATAGTCTGAAAATCCTCAAAGCAATGGCCTGTTTTGTCCACAAAAACATATAATTGTTCATCCATCATTTCTTCCCTCTAAAGTGGTTTTTCTCAATAATATGGCCAATCCTCCGCAGAATAAGCCAGGTAATCAGGAAACCTAAAATATATCTAATAAATATCATCCTATTATAATTCTCTGGTCGCGTTGAAGGCGACGGTCATTTGGGTCTATTGCCGATTTCTGAGCATTCATACTTAGCACATCTAACATTTCGTTAGTAATTTCTTGAGAAGAAACTCCAGAAAGAAGAGGTGTTCCTTTGACTAAAGGAAGATTTCTCTTGATTCGATCTAAAAGGCTTGTAGTTCCTCTCTCCTTGGTAAATTTCCCACCACGATTCTTGACGACATATTGGGACATCGAAATAGTGTCAATAGCATCATCGTGAGGTAATAGAGCCAAATCCATTGTGAAGTCCTCAGTCTGTTGATAGAGTTGGTCATACGGCCATTTACCGGCGAGATGTGCCGGATACTTTATCCTTCCCGGCCCAAATCTCCACTCTAACCCCCCTATCCGTTGTGGCTTAGTTACTTTAGATGGGTATGTGACAGGAAATACTCTGGCTCTCCAAGGCTGAGATACCTTGGATTCCATTTCAGTTATATAATCTTGAACAGCCTCCATGAAACTCATCTGAATTCCTATGGCCTCAATTCCAATTATCCGAGGTCGCCAAGCCAGCCCCTTCTCATAAATCAGGCGTTGAAGAGTTGCATCTTTCGCCCGCCCAAGCCACATATCCAGAATCCACAACGTATTAAAAGTATCGAATCCGAGAACGGCAATGCAGGAATAATCGTTATATTGAGAAAGCCCCTGCCCATAATCAAACAGTAAAATTCGGAACATAGGTGACACAAGTTCCTTATATGATTTATCGAATTCCTTATATACCCTTCGCCCCGGCTCCATAATCCGCTCCGTCCACTTCGCCAATCCCACATGAGCCAGTGGATTTTTCCAGTCGAACTCCCCCTCAACACTATACTCGTTCTTGCGAGGGTCAATTACAAATATACGGTCTTGAGCCGACACAGGCTCATTACAATATTCCGATGCAAAAGCGGATTCCCCGATTTCCTCTTTACGAGCATCGAGAACTTCCTGCGGCCATTTCTCCGGCCAAAGAACATGCACTTTTTTAGAATCATCCTTATCATAAGCTATGGCTGTCAATACCTTGCGATTCCAATAATCAAATCGAGGATCATCACCTGTCGTAGCATGATACAGAAATGACCGTCTATTAATTAATGTCCCAATCCAAAAAATCGACGACCCGGACTCAAGCATCGGTATAATCTGTCGGAACATAATCATCTCAAATTTCTCAATAACGGCTTGAGCGGCAGCTTGGGAATCCGAATCCGGGTCATTTTCAGGATCATCCAAAATAAACAATCTCGGACGACCACCTCTCTTTTTCCCCATTACCGACAGTCCTTTTATAATCGCCCCATTCGTCAAACTCAATTGATGGTGATTCCAAATCTTTCGTCCACGAGGTGGTTTCATCTCCCCAAAATCCTGCAAGATTAATGGATTCTCTGTAAACTGCTGTATCAGTTTATCGAATCGCTCCTCCACCAACCTATCCGTAGCCAGTCCAAGTGACATCTCATAATGAGGTCGAGTAAGACCAAGAAGCAGAGGAACCTCAAGTCCTATCACTGTTGACTTTGCCGACCCCCTTGGTGCAGCCCAAGCGTTCCTTCCATGAGTCCACAAATCGTAAACCATATCATAATGAAACCTCGGACTCTCCTCAAAACCGTTTTTATAAAAGAGTTTCCCCGCTCCTCCCAGATAACACCTACGGAAGAAATCCCAAGCCACCACCAAATCAAAAGCAGTCCCCTGATTATGAACTACAGCCAACCTCGCCTGCTTCTGCCCATCGAGCGATAACTCTTCGTAATCTTTAGGAAGGGGCCATATTGGATATGGTCTATTTATCCACATCTCACTATCCGAGTTTCATGCTATCTTTAATTTTATCAAGCCCCTGCTGTTCATCTTTAATCACATCCCACAAACTCTCTGCTATGTATTTAATCCACCACCGAGGTAGATGTAGAACAATGTGTAAGTTTTTTTTGTTATCATAAAAATCAAGTTGCATTTCTTTCTCGAAATTGTTTGACCATAAATCAGAAACATCTTTCAGATGAATCGTCCTACTTTTTTTCATTTTTCAACTCCTTCAAGATGGGTAATGTACGGATAACATCGAAAAAGGCTATCGTAGTGGCTATACCTGCACACCAAGCCTCGTTGCCTTTGTTATCAGCCATAACAATCTTTAGGCTCGGCCAAATCCCCTCAAGGTATCCAGGTTGATTTAGCAATGTATAAACCATCTCTGGAACATTCGCTCTATCTGCAAAATCCCAAGTAGTCGTAGAAGGTGTCACCATTGGTTGAGCACACAATGTCACAATATGAAAAGCCACCGTACTCACCACAAATCCATCCTCCCGAATATATTTCTTCAGAGCCGTAAGTTCAACATCCTCCGCAGGGACACAATGTTTACAATTCATTTGCAGAGTTGTCTCTTCATCTATTTTAGGAATACCGAGTTTTTCTGCGGTCTTGTTATACTGGTCAACATACCTGTCGTGATCTTGGATTTCATCTATTTTATTAATCTTCTGCGGAGGAGATTCCGGGGAAGAGGTCTCGGTCACAGGTTGGGGGTCTGGTTTTGATACAGGGATTTCCCCCTGTATTGTCGCTCTCTTTGTTGTCGGGTCGTAATCCAGCGGTTCCTCCGGCCACTTGTCCTGTAGTCTTGCTTCCGTCTGGTGGTTCAGCATCTCCAGAGTCAGCATCTCCGATGGGGAAGGCTCGTCGGGTATCTCGGATGGACTCTGAGGAATCGGGTCTGTCAGGTATTCGTTTTTGTATTTCTCTTCTGCTGTCTGGTCGAGGTTGTTCATTGATGGATTCTCCGAGGTTTTCGGTTTGGCTCTGTCCCCTATCGCATTCTCTATCGGAATCTGAGGATTGTTCCAATTCTTGTCCTTGTTCTTTTTCTTTGCCATTTTGTACTTCCTTAATTTCGGTGGATTCTATTTGTTTAACCGGATTTAGAATACCGGCGATACGTTTTGCAGAAAAAGTTGTATGTCCCCCCGCAGCGTTTGGGGTGGTTGATGATACGGTTGCAACATAACCCGAAGTCTCTGCAGCCTCTCGCAATAGTTCTCGTAAATGACGGATTGCTTTGAATTTTATTGAAAGATTGGCGTTTTGCTTGGCCAAAGTAAGCGTCTCTCGAATTTCAATAGAATATGTCCAGCCTAACTCTCTGAAAATATTAGTGATAATTGAGACATCATTAAAACTTGTTATGGCTGCAAGCACTTCATCAGGATTTAGTTGTTCCTTCTTTTCTATACCAGATTCAGACATGCAAACTCTCCAAAGTATTTTTTAGCTGCTTTATTATAAGCAACAGCAGCTTCTTTTTCTGTAAGGAAAGTCCCAAGATGTATTTTATTTCCACAATAACCTATCTGAGCACTCCAATGGGTGCTTTTTTCTTGGTGGATTCCTTTATATTTTGAAACTGTGTTTTTATTCCGCCTTCTGTTTCCCCCATTCTGACTTCTGGTGCAAATTCGGATATTATCTCGGCGGTTATCTAATGTGTTATGATTGATGTGGTCAACATGCCGATAATCACCATATTCTAATCCAAGTATTTGACGGTGCATCGGAAAAGCCAGTCTCCCATTTATTGTTTTTATTTTTCTAACCGCATAGAAAGAATTGGTACATTTATTATACTTAGCATACCATTTATATTTTGATAATTCTTTATAGTCAGTATCCTCTACCAATGCCACTTGTCCTTGTGTAAGAGGTATCTTTTTCATTTTTGTTCCTTTCGGGCTTTGGCATTATTGGCAGATACGAGTTTCTTTATCATCGACGGGTCCCTGCCGGTGGCCGCAGCCATTTCAGCCATAACCTGCGGAGAACTGGCCTGCTCCAATATTTCATCAGTGACTTCGGTGAGAAACCCTTTTTTACGTAGTTGCTTACTTTTATTCCGCTTGGCCGTACTCCCAGGGAATATAAACCCCGGACTGCCGGGTTTCGACAGAACATAGAGAATTCTATTAAAAGTAGAGAGACAGAAAAAAATCTCATTATTAAAATACAAAGGCTTAATTCGTAGAGCTTTCAAATACTTCAGGGCAACCAACCGAGTTACCCCAAAAGTGGTTTCCAAGTGTTTTAGCTCAACAAGCTCCCCAAATCCAAAATCGTGAGTTTTTGGTAGATTTAGATTAACCATACTTTTCTTCCTTTACAGTTTCATTATACCACATTTTATAGTTATTTCAAGAAATTTATTTCTTAGGTTTTCCTTTTTAGTTTTGCTACGGCTTCGTTAATTAGTCTCTGCCGGTGTTCGTCGTTACGGGGCGGGTTCTCATTGGGGCTGGCGGTCGTCGCCCGTACAGGATTTGAATTCGACTTATCACCCGCGAACCGTTCCTCAGCCCTGTGCGTCTCCGTATGGTTAATAACCGGCAGAGTTTTACCACGAACCGCCGCAATTCGTTTTTGAGATATTTCACAATATTCACGTTCTTTTTCGATGCCGATGAAGTTGATGTCTAATTCTTCACAGGCCATTCCAGTTGTACCCGAACCTATAAAAGGATCGAGAATAATTTGATTAAGGCTTTACGACTTCGATATTGCTGCCACAGAATATTTGGTTTGGTTCTGGGTTCATTTTTAGTCTCCGTTGTTGGGGCGTTCTGTTATTAGTTCCCAAAGCAGACAATTGGGGAACGGTTTTGGTCGCATGCGATAGATTAGATGGGGATTGCCGTGACTAACATAGTGCTTATCCTCCGCAGAGTCGTAGAGTAGAGTGTCCCCGAAGGTTATAGAGGGGTATTTGGGGACATAATAGTAGAAAATGGACAGAGGATCATCGTTATGTATGGCAATCACAACATCGTGGTGTACGTTATACCTGTAGCATTCGATGACAATACTTTTTTGCATGTTATCTTTGTCGGTTTTCATAAGCGTATTTTAACTTATTCTGCGGAGGAAGTCAAGAGTTTTCTTAATAAAACTGTACCAGACTCTCCATAGAATACGAGCATAAAGTTTCGGGGTGTGGACTTCTTCCCATAGGACTGTTCTTCTGTTTCCATCATCGTCAATGATTGTTTTTAGCGTCAGCATAACCGGTTTAACTCCTACAAATAGTATAATCGTTATAACTGTAGCTGTGGGTCGAAAACCGCGTTTTTGGCCTGTAAACCCATAAACCAAAAGGGGTGTCACACTTTTTCGTCTTTATGGGTGTTATGGGTTTTAACTCCATAACGCCCATAACACCCAGGACACCCAGAAAGACAAAAACCTTTGTTAGGAAAGTTTGGAGTTGTGGCTTTTTTGGCCTAATAATGCCCATGACGTCTCCACTCTGTGACCTAAATTATCACGTATATCCATGACGCCCATGACGCCATTTTTCACCATTTCAGTCCTTGCTTTTTGAATAGTTGACCAAGACACATCTGGACATTTGGATACGGCTGCTTTGACTTCTTTTGCCAGCTTTGGTCCAGATTCCAGGAATTTCTCCAGCCAATCTTGGGCTTCATTCTTTTTTGTTACTTTCTTTCGGCGAGAATCCATATCCAAGACTTCATCGGCGGTTATTGAGACTGGCTCGGCCTCGAAATCGCAGACGGGATAGCCCTCTGTCCTGCCATCAGGCATTGTTACCGTAACGCTTCTGAGACGGAATGCTGCATTAAGAGGCTTTCTGGCTCCATTGCATTTCTGTTTTAACAGGTATCTTCTTTCGACATCTTCGGCATCATAGTCAACCAACCATGAGGATCGTGGCAAAGCTGTCCAGGCGATAGAACCGAGGGTACGGTGAGCGGCTCTTTTTTGAGAGTCCTTATTGAGGTGGGAAATACCGATGATTGCCAGTTTCCCGGCTTCTGCAATCAACCGTAACTTGCCAAGGTATTCTCGAACATCAGAATTTGAATTTGCCTTTTTATCTCCGGCGAAATCTGTTATTGGGTCTATAATAACCAATCGAACATTCCCGATTTGCTGTATAGCTTTTATAAGAACATCTGCATCTTTTGTGAGATTAGTGAGATTTTTTTTGGTTTCAGGCCCTCCATTTTTGCTCACTCCTACCGCTTCAATAAATTTAACTCGATTTCCCGGGAGTCGGGGCAACTCTTGGGCCAGAGCCTCTAATTTAGGTTTTATAACCTGAGAGATATTGTCCTCGGTGGATAATATGAGTACACTACCGGTCTCTATGGGTGTATCGGGGAGAAAAGGCCAGTAACCCCCTGCCAGGACTTTAGCAGCTACATACAGGGCAAGAGTGGATTTTCCAACATCCTGGTCGCCTGATAGCATGTTTATGGCCTCGGATTGGAAACGGTCTGGCCAGAGCCAATTTATGTGTTTCATTTTTACATCCTCCAAATCTAAAAGAAAAACTTTTTTCTCGACATCACTCATAAACCATCCTTAAAAATGGGGGCCGGGAAGCGGTCAGCCCAACCAGCCCCTTAATCGGGTTGTGTGTCCCGTTTGATATGCAAAATTGCTTTTACCTGACCGCATTCTCATATATGTATTATAACAGAGGGGGAAACTGTGTCAAGAGTTTTTTATACTCTCTGGAGATAGATTTTCTCGATGGTATTTATTTGCTCTTCAGAAAAAGTAACTGGGGGATTATCAATAAGATCAGCTATGAAATTTATCTCCCATTCAGTCAGGTCAACCCCGTAGTCATCTATATCTAAACCATATTTTCAATTTCTTCATGGGACATTTTTAGTTCCTTTCGTAAAGCATGTTTTGTTTGCAGGTGTATTGTAACATTTTTGAGCACACAAGTCAAAGGCTAAGTTTAGTTTACATTATCATACTGTAGTAGTCCTGCCACATACCTGCCCAATATTCCGCATTCAGTTGAGCACATTTTGGGCAAAGTGTTACCCAGTTTCGGGAATCATCGACGTAGCGGGTGTTTTGGCGTTGACGAGTTCCCTTTTTGAAGCATGGGCCTTCTGCTCCTTGGCAAATGCTGAATTTTGTGTGGTGGACTAAAAATCGGTGCAGTTTTCGTTTTAGACGGTAGATTCTGTTTTTTACTTTGAACGCTTTCATAGTGGTATTGTAGTAAATTTGGGAGTGGGAGTCAAGGGTTTTTGGGGATTTTGAAAAAATTTTTAGGAAAAAACTATATATATGTGTATTTTTCTCGGCATTTTACTATATATGTGTGGTTTTTTACACCAAGGGGATTTTTCGGGTTATGTTAATGAATCGGAGGTTAGCACGGGGTTTAGATTTGTGCAGATTGTGGGGGATTTTAGGGAGTATGGTGTATATTTGTAAACCAGACTGCGTGAATTTCCATTCGGTAATGTTCTTGACTTGGGAATTTTTTTGGACTTTCTGTGGGGGAGGTCTTTGACCAATAATTTCAAGTCCGATAAAGGGGCCGACGGGGGGCTGGTTTTTGGGGAACTATCGGACTCATTTGTTATCGGACTGGGGATGGCAGCCTGGGATCGACGATGTTATCGGCTACGTCCTATAATGCTGGAAGGAAATCCGATAATACCGTAAGTCGTTGGTTCTGCGGGGGTTAGTTATAGGACATTTGGTTATTCAGACTTATCGGACGTGAGTGGACACTTGGTAATTCAGACTATTATCGGACCGGCCAGGGATGACCCACTATATATGGTACACTACATATAGTATGCACTATATATAGTACACTATATATGGTATGCTTTGTTCTTGACATCAGGATCATACCAAAGAGGAGAGGACACTATCTTAGTGGAATGGAGGAGTCCTGATAGTGCCCTCGGTGATGTGAAGGAATGGAGTTTTGAGTCGTT